AAAACGGAGAGTTCACATGTCTCGTGGAAAAAAATTACAAGAAATGGAAGTAAAGACACCCCAATCCAAGACAGCTGTAAATGCTGGAGCACAACCTGCAGAAGCTATGCCTAAGCTTACTACAGGTGGTACTCCCCCCACTTACGAAGATCTTGGTGGTCCTACCCCAGAAAATTACAGAGTCGATGATGACTCAGCAAAGCTAAAGACTCCTGGCGGAACTCTCAAGCAAGTAAAAGACGTTGTAAACAAAGGCGCAAAAGCAGCAGATTCCATGAAAGGCATGAAAGAAGAAGAGGTAGATCTTTCCTCTGAAAATACTATCGAAGAAGAGGAAATCTCTACTGAAGAAGTAGTTGCAGAAGAAGAGGAAACTGTTGCACAGTATGATGTCGAAGAGGATGTAAATGCCCTCCTCGGCGGTGAAGAACTCTCCGAAGAATTCAAAGAAAAGGCAAAGACCATCTTTGAAGCAGCAATCAACTCTAAGGTTGCTGTCGTTAAAGAAGAACTGGAAGCACAGTATCAAGAAAAGTTTGCTGAGGAAATCGAAGCAGCAAAAGAATCACTCGCTGAACGTGTTGATTCTTATCTTGAGTATGTTGCTGACGAGTGGTTCGAAGAGAATGCACTCGCAGTTGAAACCGGACTTAAGTCCGAAATGACCGAATCATTCCTTGAAGGAATGAAGGGTCTATTTGAAGAACATTATGTATCAATCCCTGACGATAAGTATGATGTGCTTGAGAGCATGGTAGAAAAACTAGATGATATGGAAACCAAACTCAATGAGCAAATTGAGAAGAATATCTCACTCAACGGTCGTCTCTCAGAGGCAACTGCTGACGGTATCTTGGATCAAGTCTCCGAAGGTCTAGCACAGACCCAGAAAGAGAAGCTCGCCTCACTTTCCGAAAGTGTAGAGTTTGAAAGTGAAGGTCAATATCGTGAAAAACTGGAAACACTTAAGGAGTCATATTTCTCCAATAAGAAATCACCAGTGACAAAAACCGAAACCCTTTCGGAAGGTGTGGACGAGTCTGGATCTGAGTCTCACTCAAATTCAATGTCTGCATATATTAGAACGTTAGGTTCATTCGGTAAAAACTGAATTTAACATTAAATCAAACTAAACACTTAAAGGTAAAAAGCAAATGTTCCAATCCGAGCATCTGCAGGAAAAGTGGGCACCCCTTCTCAATCATGAAGGATGCGATAAGATCTCTGATCCCCATCGTCGTGCAGTAACCGCAGTCCTGTTAGAAAACCAAGAAAAATTCCTTAGAGAGCAATCATCGTTTGAACACGGTGGTATGCTAACTGAGCAACCAAACATGAACACCAACTCTGGTGCTAATGCTGGTTTCTCCGCTGACGCTACCGCAACTGGTCCAGTTGCAGGTTTCGACCCCGTACTGATCTCCTTGATCCGTCGCTCGATGCCTAACCTGGTCGCTTATGACCTTGCTGGCGTTCAGCCAATGTCCGGTCCTACTGGACTCATTTTTGCAATGCGCTCCCGCTACAACACTCAAAGTGGCGATGAAGCATTCTACAACGAAGCAGACACCGGATTCTCTGGATCTGATGCTGGTTTCGACAACACCACTGGATATTCCCAGAGACAGTCTGGTTTCGGTTCTACCTCTAACGTAGGAACTAACCCTTCAGTCTTGAACCCTGTTGGTTCTGCATCTTCTACTGACTACAACGCTGGTCAGGGAATGCGTACAGACAGTGCTGAAGCACTTGATGGCACTGGTAACAATGCCTTCAACCAGATGGCATTCAGCATTGAGAAAGTCACTGTAACCGCCAAGTCACGCGCTCTGAAAGCAGAGTACAGCATGGAACTGGCACAGGACCTCAAGGCAATCCACGGTCTGAATGCTGAAGCAGAACTTGCTAACATTCTCTCCACTGAAATCCTCGCGGAAATCAACAGAGAAGTCATCAGAACCATCTATAAGGTTGCCGAGCAAGGTGCTGTTTCTAACACCGCTACCGCTGGTGTATTTGACCTTGATATCGACTCTAACGGACGTTGGTCTGTTGAGAAGTTCAAAGGTCTCCTGTTCCAAATCGAGCGCGATGCAAACGCAATCGCACAAAGAACTCGTCGCGGAAAAGGCAACATCATCATGTGCTCTGCTGACGTTGCGTCTGCATTGACCATGGCTGGTGTGCTCGACTACACCCCTGCACTTAACGCTAATCTTAACGTTGACGACACCGGCAACACGTTTGCTGGAACCCTGATGGGTAAATTCCGCGTCTACATCGATCCTTATTCTGCTAACCTGAATGCTGGTAACTCAGCAACTAACTCCGGTAACCAGTATTACGTTGTCGGTTATAAGGGTTCTTCGCCTTATGACGCAGGTATATTCTACTGCCCATACGTTCCCCTTCAAATGGTTCGTGCTGTTGGAGAGAACTCCTTCCAGCCCAAAATTGGATTTAAGACCCGCTACGGTCTTGTTTCCAACCCATTCTCCGAAGGAACCGAGAACGCACGCGGTGGTCAACTCATCGTTAACCAGAACCGCTACTATCGTCGCGTTGCTGTTAAAAACCTCATGTGATTCAAGTGGTTGCTGCGGAAGCGGTTGCCCCACATGTCCTTACAGACCTCC